GGTTATGGAAAATATCATTACCAAAGTTAGAGAAAGTGATAAAGATAGATTAGTAACGATAGTAGTAGATTCAGTCGCTGCCGCAACAACAAGAGTAGAACAAGAAGCAGATTATAGTAAAGATGGCTGGGCAACCAGTAAAGCTATTGTAATTTCTAAAGCTATGAGAAAGATTACCCAAATGATAGGTAGACAGAGAATAGCTCTTGTATTTACTAATCAATTACGACAAAAACTTGGAGTTATGTTTGGAGACCCTTGGACAACAAGTGGTGGAAAAGCATTACAATTCCATGCAAGTTGTAGATTGAGACTTAAAGCTGCAGGTCAAATTAAAACTAAAGTTAAAGGTCAAGAACAAGTAGTTGGAATTAAGACCAAGGCCCAAGTTGTAAAAAACAGAATGGGCCCGCCTTTAAGAACGGCTGAATTTGATATTTACTTTGATAGTGGAATTGATGATTTTGGCGGATGGTTAAGAGTTCTTAAAGACTATAACATGGTTAAGCAGGGAGGTTCATGGTATACCTATACTAGAGAAAATGGTGATGAAATTAAATTTCTTTCCAAAGATTGGAATGGAAAATTAGAGGATGACCCAACTCTAAGAGATGAGGTATATCACAGAATATGTGATAAGGTAATTATGGATTACAAGATTGATAATTTTGGAATTGATGACTTAGAGCATACTGATGAAGCACCCCCAACAGGTTAGTGTTTAGTATATTGTGTAAGTAGTTGAGGTGAACGTAGTGACCTTTTCCTTACGCTAGCAAGTCTGAAGCTTTTTTAGGGCTGATACCAATTGTTTTCTGATCGTCACTGTAGGAAAACTAGTACTAAAAAAGTGATAGAGCTTACACAATATACATTGTTCTGCGAAAAAAGGCCACCTTCCCGTGGTGCAGAATGTTAAGGTTAAAAGTCCTCACTTATATTATGACTGATTTAACCGACCAAGAGCCTTTTATTTTTGTTAATAACTTTTTAATAATAATCACATCAGATTTTTTTAATTCAAAAAATTTTATTATATTTAATATATGAATAAAAAATATGCAGATATGTTAGCTAGTCTTTCCAAACAAGACTTACCAAAAAATGCCAATGATAGGATTCTAATCATTGATGGATTAAATACATTTATTAGAAGTTTTGTTGTTGTGCCTACAGTAAATGAGCATGGTACCCACGTAGGTGGTATAACTGGTTTCTTAATGTCTATAGGTTATGCCATTAGAAATATTAAACCAACTAGAGTTATTATATGTTTTGATGGTAAAGGTGGTAGTCAAAGACGTAGAAAGCTTTTTCCAGACTATAAAGCAACTCGTAGAGTAAAACATAGAATGACAAGAATAAATGAGTTTAATAGTGTTGATGACGAAAGAGTAGCAATGGCTCAACAGCTACAAAGACTATCTCAATACCTAGAACAATTACCTATTAGTGTTATGTCTATAGAAAATATAGAGGCAGATGATGCAATGGCTTATATATCTCAACAAGTATATCCTAAAAGTCAATGCATTATTATGTCAACAGATAAAGACTTTTTACAACTTATTGATGATAGAGTTCAAGTTTGGTCCCCAACTAAGAAAAAATTCTATTTCAAAGACACAATAAAAGAAGAATTTGATATAGATTCTAAAAATTTTTTAATGTATAGAGTTTTAACTGGTGATAGCTCAGATAATATACCAGGAATTCGTGGTGCAGGTACTAAAACACTACAAAAAAGATTACCTATATTATTTGAAGATAAAAAAATAGAATTAGAAGATATTTTCACACATATAAAAACTAAAGATGATGGAACAAAACTATCAGAATCTATTTTAAGTAATAAAGATATGTTAGAATTAAATCACAAACTAATGCAATTAGAAAATGTTGATATATCTGGTAGAGCCAAAGAATCTATACAAAGTATATGTAATAAGAATATACCAAAATTAGTAAAACCAAATTTTATGAAAATGTTATTGGAAGATTCAATAAACATGAATATTAAAAATCCAGAATTATGGCTAAAAGATACTTTTAGTGTATTAAATTCTTTTGCTATAAAAGGAGATAATAATTGAAAGTAAATAAACTTAGTGATTTTGGATATGCTTTTCAAATAAAGTTAATCTCCTTATTATTTAAGGATAGGCTATTTTTACAGCAAATAGTAGATATATTAGACTCTTCATACTTCGAATCAGAAGCAAATATAGTTATACTCGATATAATAAAGGATTATTTTAAGGAATATAATACTTTGCCTACTCTAGAGGCAATGAAAATAAAAATTATTGAAATTGAAAATGACCTATTAAAAAAATCAATAGCAGAAAATATTAAATCAGCATTTCAACAAATGGAATCTGATGACTTAGCATTTGTAAAAGAAAAAGCTTTAGAGTTTTGTAAAAACCAAGAAATAAAAAAAGCAATTGTAGAATCTGTAGAATTATTAAATAGAGGAGATTATGATTCTATAAAGGCTAAAGTGGATAATGCTCTAAAAGCTGGTGTAGAAAAAGATGTTGGCCATGAATACAATATTCATATAGACGAAAGATATGAAGAAAGTGTAAGAAATACTTGTACAACAGGTTGGGATGCCATAGATGATATAGCTGATGGAGGATTAGGTAAAGGTGAATTGGGAGTAATGGTTGCTCCTGCAGGTATTGGTAAATCTTGGGCCCTAGTAAATATAGGAGCAAATGCAGTTAAGGCTGGACTAAATGTAATTCATTATACATTAGAATTAAATGCTGCCTATGTAGGTTTACGATACGATGCAGTATTTACTGGAATTGCAGCACAAGACTTGAAGTATAATGTAGAAGACGTAAAAAAGAAAGTTGGCAATCTTAAAGGAGATTTAATTGTAAAATATTATCCTACAAAAGCTGCAACTGTAAATACCTTATCTGCTCACATCCAAAGATGTATGGCAAATGGTAAAAAACCTGACTTAGTTATAGTAGATTATGCAGATTTATTAAGAGGGCATGGAAAAGAAGTACGACACGAACTAGGTAATATATACGAAGACTTAAGAGGATTAGCTGGTGAATATGAAATACCAGTATGGACAGCGTCTCAAGCAAATAGGTCTGCCTTAGAAGACGATATTATTGGAGCAGAAAAGATTGCAGAATCATATAGTAAAATTATGACGGCAGATTTTGTATTGTCATTGAGCAGAAAAATAGAAGATAAACTAGCAAATACTGGTAGATGGCATGTAATTAAAAATAGATTTGGACCAGATGGAATAACTTTCCCTAGTAAAATGAATGCTAGTAATGGTCAAATAGATATATATGTAGACACATCTATACAAGGAAAAGAAACAACTAAAGAAATGGATAATCATAATGAATATTTAAGAAAAATGATGAAAAAGAAGTTTGACGAAATGAACTGATATATGTATATATCTATATTTATTAGTACAACTGGTCTAGCCACCAGTTATTTTTTTCATCAATAACTACAGGAATAAAGGGAAGCAAATGGAAATTTCAAATCAAATACTATCAGAAATAACAGTCTATATGAAGTACGCAAAGTTCGTACCTGAATTAAATAGAAGAGAATCTTGGGAGGAATTAGTAACGCGTAATAAGCAAATGCATATTAAAAAATACCCACAATTAAAAGATGAGATAGAAGAAAAATATAAGTTAGTATATGATAAAAAGGTACTTCCTTCAATGAGAAGTCTGCAATTTGGTGGAAAGCCAATTGAGATAAGTCCAAATAGAGTATACAATTGTGCATATTTACCAATAGATTCTCTTGATGCTTTTAGTGAAACGATGTTTTTGTTGCTAGGAGGGACTGGAGTTGGCTATTCAGTACAAAAACACCACGTTGAAAAACTACCAGTAATAAATAAACCTTATCCAAAAAGAAAAAGAAGATTCTTAATTGGTGATTCAATAGAAGGATGGGCAGATGCTGTTAAGGTTTTGATGAAATCATATATGAATGGTGGTGGTAGTAAAATAGAATTTGACTTTTCTGATATTAGACCAAAAGGCGCAATGCTAGTTACGTCAGGAGGTAAAGCTCCAGGACCACAACCATTAAAAGAATGTATTCTTAAAATAAAGGGTATGTTAGATACTAAAGAGACTGGAGAAAGATTAACAACATTAGAGGCTCATGATATTGTATGTCATATAGCAGATGCTGTACTTGCTGGTGGTATTAGAAGAGCAGCTCTTATTAGTTTATTTAGTGCAGATGATGACCAAATGATTGGTTGTAAAAGTGGTAATTGGTGGGAACTAAATCCACAAAGAGGTAGAGCAAATAATTCTGCATGCTTAATGAGACACAAAATAACCAAAAGCTTCTTTATGGATATATGGGAAAGAGTTGAAAAATCAGGGGCAGGTGAACCAGGAATTTATCTAAATAACGATAAAGACTGGGGAACCAATCCATGTTGTGAAATTGCTTTAAGACCATATCAATTCTGTAATCTTTGTGAAGTAAATGTATCTAATATAGAATCACAAGATGACCTGAATGAAAGAGTAAAAGCGGCATCATTTATTGGAACACTACAGGCTGGATATACTGACTTTCATTATCTAAGAGATATTTGGAGAGAAACTACTGAAAAAGAAGCTTTGATTGGAGTTTCAATGACTGGTATCGGTAGTGGAAGAGTACTTGGTTATGATATGAAACAAGCAGCAGACAAAGTAAAAAGAGAAAATTCAAGAGTTGCAAAACTTATAGGAATAAATAAAGCAGCAAGAACTACAACGGTTAAGCCTGCAGGAACAACTTCTTTGGTATTAGGAACAAGTTCAGGTATACATGCATGGCATAATGACTACTATATACGTAGGGTTAGGGTTGGTAAAAACGAATCAATATATCAGTATTTACAACAAAACCACCCAGAACTAGTAGAAGACGAATATTTCAGACCACATGATACAGCAGTAATTCAAGTACCACAAAAAGCGCCAAGTGGTTCTATATTAAGAACAGAATCCCCTTTTGCCCTATTAGACAGGGTAAAAAAGGTTGCAACTGAATGGGTAAATTCAGGCCATAGGAAAGGTTCTAATACGCATAACGTATCAGCTACAATCTCACTAAAAAAAGAAGATTGGGAATTGGCAGGTGAATGGATGTGGAATAATAGAAAAACATATAATGGATTATCAGTTTTACCTTATGATGGTGGAACATATACTCAAGCTCCATTTGAAGATATTACTAAAGACAAGTATGATGAAATGATGAAGTCATTAACAGAAGTAAATTTATCAAACGTTATTGAGATAGAAGATAATACAAATCTATCAGGAGAATTAGCTTGTGCGGGAGGAAGTTGTGAAATCACCTGATTGGATTCAAGAGTTATACCTTAAAGAAATGGTGTATAAAAGCATCAAAGGTGAGAAAACTCATGGAAAGTATGGACCAAATGCGCAAGAAGCTGAAAAAAATCAAAGAAGAAATAGCGAAATTTCAGAAAAATTGCAAACACGAACATCAACAAATTAGGTTCGATGAAAGAAATGAAGCAAAATGGTATTGTACCCTTTGCGATATGTTTATACGAAGGCCCTCACAAAAGGAATTAGATGATTGGATTAGTCGTTAATTTATACAAAAGTTATATTTATATATATGTGCATTCATGACTTTAGAACATACATAAACGCTGACGTTACTTATTCTGCAGTTAGTCACCCACAGAGACCAAATACGTCTTCTGCCAATATTTCTTTGTTTGGACCTTTCAATAATCCAAATGTAACGGTTGGAGCCTTTGAGGCAGACTGGGCCCCTTCTACTTTTGAAGTTGACGAAGACAACGCATTTTTTAACAGTTTTGGATTACAAGAATTACTTCCAAGCCTTAATAATTTTATGTGGACTAGTTCAGCATACAACACTGACCCTAACGTAACTCAACCACCTTATTTCCCACCAAACTATAATCCAGGTTTTGGAAGTGGTTTTTGCGGTTGGAATTCAGCACAGGCAGTTATTATTTTTGCAAATACTGTATTATATCCTGTAGATGGAACAGGATTACATGTTAGAGCTGGAACGTCTTCATCTTTCACAACTCAAGCATACTATGTTAGTAATAGTTATGACAACAGTACTGTAATATCTAGTCCACTAGATGCCGTAACATTCGATCCTTCAGGACCAGGGTTAAATGGAGCAAATAAAGCAGCAAATGCACTTGCGGCTGCTATAACAAGTTCTAACGGTCAGCCAAGTTTAATATCTTGTTCTATATCTACTACAACTATTGATGGAGATACATTAACTCTAACTAACATTGACCCTGGTAGTCATGCAAATAATTTTTGTTTTGATTTTATAGAAAAGGTAGACTTTCTAAACGGGATAGTTTCAATGAATAGCCATGATGCAATAGCTATAAATGCTGGACAAGAAGTGTGTTTTGAAGATGGCCACCAACCTGGATGCCAGTGTTCTTGGACTCAGCTAGACGAAGGCCTTGAAACAAAGGATATGCTTAATAATTGTGTGCAAATGAATTATTTCTTTGTTGGAAGTAGTAGTTTTCATTGCGACTATTCAGCTAGTATGGCTGCTGGAAATCCTGCACCTACACAACATAATCATCCAACCTGGAAAGTAGAAACCTCAGATGGCCATGTTTGTTATGTTACCCGTGACCAAGAATTCCTAGTTTGGGATGGTGGAGGAACAACAGACAATCATTGGGAAAAGGCTGAAGACCTGGTACCGCAAACACCACAAACTTTTGCAAACTCAGATTGGCTACTTGGTAATGCTAATCCAAATTTCTCTGGTTCTCTTAGTCATGGTTGGAATAATGCAACAAAATTAGTTTGTTGGCAAAATGATGTGTATGGATATGTTAGGGTAAAATTATCCTATGATGATACACACCCTCACGACGGTAATAGCACATATGGAGGTTTACCTAGAGGAGACTATGGAAACAATTTAGCAGGATTACATGTTAATCCTGGATATACTATGAGAGAACCTCAACCTGATATTGGTAGGGCTGTTCATTGGATGACGACTGGAACAAATAGTTTCCAATTGGCAAATAGAATAGTAGTTAGGGGTTGGAGAGGAGAAATGTGTAGCTGTGCTCCTACTACAAATATTGACGATATAAGGTGTGGAACAACTAAATCTTGCTGTGTAAATAGTTCTGGTTCAGGCCAACCTGCCTCATTAACATATAATCAATTTATGACTACAACAACACAATCGGCGTTTAGTATATTATCATGGAGTCTTCACCCTCATACAGAAAGCATAGATTATGATGTCAACTGGCATTATCCAAAACCTGGAGATAAAAGACAGGTTACCATGAGTATATCAACAACAAACGATTCTAATTTTCAGGTGTGTTTAACAGAATGGGCTCCTGTAGAACAGATATGTGAGCCACAACCTGAAAGCTTACTACCACAATGTCCAAGTTGTGGAGACACGTCTAAAGGAGTTATTGGCGACCTTTACAACCTACATCCTGCTACAATGTCTATAACGCATTATCAAGCACAAGACAGTTACGGAGGATTCAACCATGCAGCAGGAACGTTCCTTGATTATCAATTAGGTAATACTCCAGGAGTAGGGGTTTCAGGAAGTAAAGGCTCAAATTGGTCTATAGTTTTTTTAAGTCAATCTGGAACGAGTCCACAGACTGAATCTTATTACTATCACAATTATGAAATTGCATCAGGATCAGCAACAGCTTCTACAGCTCTACCTGCAGGAAACGAATCATATTCGTATTGGGACCCACAATTTACTAGTTCAACCCACTATAGAAAAGCAAGCATGACAACATCATTTTTCTATATAGATTCTGCAGGCCCAGGTACTAGATGGGCTGAAAGTCTTGCATTTGCTATAAATAAAACATGGGATAACAAAGAAGACTTTCCAGCATTTCCAGTGGCAGAGTTTAATCCTATTGCAAACGGTCTTCCTATGGGAATGGGTCATACCTCAACAAGTCTAAACGGTCTTCCTAATGAGTTCATAACTTTAAGAACTACTGGCTGCCATAACTATTGGTCACTATCTCCCCTTGGAAACGAAGCATTGCCGTTTGAGCCATATAGAATGAGTTATACACCTCACATGGATCTGCTGCAAGATAATGGAATCTATGAATCAATAGTTTATGCAACAGGAGCAGTACCAATAGTATCTTATTCAGGTGTAGGAAACAATCATTTAGCTACATTTTACCCAGAGTCAGAATCTTTTGCAAATTCAGGTTCTTTTTGTGCGGAACAAAAGTGTTGTTTTGATTTAATAATAAACAAAGAACCTTCTTGGAATTCTTCAGAATCTTTATGTCAAGAAACGCCAGGAAGAGTAATAAACGTAACTCAACTATTTAACGTAATAGACTTTGATGATATAGAGTGGTACGGTCCTATGGGAATGGAAATACCAGGAAATATGTCTGCAGCCGGTGAACTTAAGTTTGACCCTTTTACTGGGCTAGTTTTACCTGTCGATCAATTTTTTACTGTGGACGATGACGTAATGTTAAATGGTACTGCTTCACTTTGTTTTACTGCTTCAGTATCAAATTCACTATGTTGGAATGACGCAAGCTGTGACTATTCTCATAGTTTATATCACCCTACAACTTCATATACTCCAGACTGTTGTGCAGATATTTCAGGATGTTCTACTGTTTATCTTAACCCTGGAGTAAGTGCTGGACCAGATCAAATAATATGTTTACCTACACTTTCTGTACATGGACAACTAACTTCACAACAACCAATGGGAACTCCATGGCCACTTCAAGGCCTACCAACTTGGAGTTTTGAAGGCGAGCATGGTACCTGGACAGCAAATATTTTAACACCACATTCATTTTCTACAGATGTAATTATAGAGGATTATTCTCCAGGAATAACTCCACTACACGTTACTGCTTCTGGTATTTTTACTATGAGTTTAACTGTTCCACACGGACCGTGCGAGTACACTGACCATATGTATTTTGAAATAGTAGAACAGTCTTCTTCTATATTACCAGCACAAGTAGAATGCGTAAATATAGATTCAGATTATAGAACATTTATTACAGCGTCACAGCCATCTCCAAGTGGATATGGTAACTGGACAGTTGCAGCACCAGATGCATACACTGCTTCAGCTGCCGTGACAATATACTCTCCATCAAAATTTACTACTCAGGTTCAGATTCCTTTAGATACTACAATTACCTTTTTATGGACAAGGTGTGAGATATTTAGTAGTTCTCTAGATGTATCTAGTAATGACACTCAATCTGGTATAGCAGATATAGTTTGTTGTGGGTCAGAATCTATAGACGTAACAATTACAGCCCAACCACAGGCTCCAGTACTATTAACAGGAGTAATGCAAGACTGTCCTGGTTGTGGTGCGCAAACTGCTAGTTTTGTTGGAGAACTTAATGCATTTACTGCCCATGCTTCTTGGTCTGCAAACTTTACTACTTGGACTGAAACACATTTAACTGATACGTATATTGCTTTTTCATCATCAACCCCACCATTTACTTCTGGTACAATAATAAATAGTAGTTCTAATCATTACTTAGGTACAGATACCCCTACTATTCCATATCCAAATGCGCCAGTTGGAAATCAAGTTGTCTGGGAAAATGCTCTCGTAACTTCGCAAGTACCAACTATATATCCTTGGACAAGTTCTACTCTTGTATTCTCTTCTTCTAATGCCAACGCTTATGGAAAAGATATAGAAATACTTCTTATGGCTAGAGGACTTCAAGGTGTATGTGACGTGACACAAAGTACAACTATATCATTTCCATTGCCTATTCAAACAGAGTCATTTGCCTTTGTTTCAGGTGGAGGATTTTATCCTTGGGAAGAACCTTATTATGTTAATTTCGATCCAGCACAAACATCTTCTGCAGGAATTTTTAATATGCCTAAATTAAATCAGATTGTTGGTATGACATTTAGGTCTGGAGGTATTGATATACTACCAACTACACATTCCAACGTAATGGCAAAACAACGTAATGTTCCAGCTCCATATTTAACAGGTGCGTTAGGTGCATGCTTATCTACTGGTGACGTTGAACCACCATCATTACTAACTGAAGGAGGATCGTTTGATACACCATATCCTACTGGTACTCCTACAGCTGACGGTCAAACTACTTGGACACCTGCTTCTACTTCAGCTGCTGACTGGGCGCTACCATGGCCAACAAATTCTGCTGGACAAACAGACCCGTCAATAATAATTCCTACTCCTTCAGGAGGCCTTGGAGCGTATGGAGTTAATTTTGAGTGGAATGCTCGAACAGTTGCACTGTATGGAATAACACATTCAAGTTATAACCAATGGCACGACGCACAAATGCAAATTCACTGGCATCATGTAGCATCTATGTCAAATGACGCTACAAGCTCTGCAGGTGGAGACGTATTCACGTATATGTATGTAACGCAGTCAAATAGTAATATAAACGAACCAGCTTGGTTAACGGGTTCTTTTGCAGATACAGGAACGTCTAGAAGTTTCCAACAGGTTCCAACATTCTTCCCTCCAAATAGAAATATAAATCATATTTATGGTTGGACAAATTATGATGGTTCTAATTACAATAATAATGCTCCTTTTGCCAGAGGACTACTAGACTTTAATCGTAAAGAACAAATAACTTCAGTATCAATAATGTTTGAAGTAACCGCTTCATATACTTCTCCATCTTGTGATGAACGATTCTATTCAAGCATGTCAATAATGTTTACTAACCAATACACGTAATATGAATTATATATTAGGAAATAACGACGTGTCAATTTTCTTGGCCTATCTTTTAGAAAATACCAGGTTAATTCTACACAAAACTTTAGAACCTCTTGACTATAATTCTGGTCCTAAAGTATTACCCGTAAAATTACTACAAATGGTAAAAAATGAATTTGAAAATGTAGAAGTTTTAGAATTTGAAAGATTCTATGACGATAGAGGAAAATATACTTCTATAATGCCAAAAAATTTTCATAATCTTTATTCACTATATACTAGAGGAAAGACTACTGTTGAAAAATCGTATTACAAAAATCTAGATAAATACGTAAAATTTATTAGTATAGATAACAACGGTCCTGAAAAAAGTTATGATTTATTTTTCAAAAAAATCAAAGAAAGTGTAAATAAAAGAGTAATTGATAAACAAATAGCTAAAATAGAATTAAATAGGGCAATCACGGTTGGTGACCAAGAGTTAAATTATACCAATATTATATCTACAATAAATATAGTTGATCTGGTAGAGTTAGAAACTTCAGGAAAGTTAAGAAACTCTATAATAGACAATTATAGTCTAGAATCTTTTGATTTACCATATAATGATAAATTTGTATATGTATGTAGTTTAGATTCTGAAGAAGATAAGACGCTTTCTAAGTTATACAAACAGATACTAGCAACAGGAAAACCTTATTTTAGAAAAACCTACATTGACGATAAAATTATATATGAATCAATGCGAAACATATATGAAAAAGATATAGAAGAAAATAAGATTTTAGATTACATAGAATCTACACAAATATCAGATAATTTAAGAATTAAAAAGGTTATGGGAATAGATTTAGTTGGAAAGTTTTCTGAGTGGAACGACAATACTACTTTAGAAACGATATATAAAAGGTCAGAACAACTAAAAGAATTTTACAATTTTAGTGAAAATAATCATAAAAAAGTTTTATAGTTTCAATTATTTTTATTATATTATATACAAATAAAGATTAAAAGGGTTATATGAATAAATTTACCAGTCTTCATGAGTTATTTTTATCAGAATTACAAGCACTTACCTATTTTGGAAATGATGTTAGTAGTAATGGTACAAATCAAACAGAATTATTATTTAGGTCGTTTGAATTAACTGACCCTACAATGCTAGGTATTGGTTATCCATCTAGAAAATTCAATACAAATTATGCAGTTATGGAATTCTTATGGTATCTATCTAGAAATAAACGTGTAGATAATATTGGTAAATGTGCCAACATCTGGTTAAGAATACAAGATGGACAAAATGAAGTAGAATCTAATTACGGAACCTTTATACTAGGAGAACAATGGACTTGGATTAAAGAAGAGTTAGCAAAAGATAAAGATTCTAGAAGATGTACTATAGTTATAGGTCAGCCATATCATAAGACCAAAAACTGGCATGATATTCCTTGTACACAATTTTTACAGGTATTTATTAGAGAAAATAAATTACACTTGTGTGTTAACATGCGTAGTAATGATATTATATTTGGATTATGTAATGATGTATTTAATTTCGCTCTTTTTCAGCAATTGATGTTAAATGAATTAAGAGAAATATATCCAGACCTAGAACTAGGTTCTTATTATCATATTGCTGGTAGTTTACACTTATATGAAATGCACTATAAAATGAGAGATAATATTCTTCACGAAGGCGTACGAGCATTGCATTCATTAAAACACGCTCTACCTGAATTCAATGAGCAGTGGATACTAAAACCTGAGGTAAATATAGATTATATAGACAAAGAAAAGATATTTTTACCTCAAAAAAGTATGGAAAAACCAGAGCTAGTTAAATTTACAGAAAAACAAATGAAAAAGTTATTTATATGAAAAAGAAAGAATCAATACTTAAAAGAGCTGACGAGATAATTCACAATCGATCAGAAGAAAAAGAAAGAAAATACGGTCCTTTTAGTGAAGGCATGGAAAGAGCTGCAAAAATTGCTAGTGGTATGACTGGTAAAGATTTTGAAGCTGAAGATATGTATGCAGCTTTAGTGGCATTAAAACTATCTCGTCACTCATACAATTATAGAGAAGATAATTTATTAGATTGTGTAGCTTATCTAGGCGGATTAGATAACTATATTAAGGAGAAAAATAATGAAAATAAGTAAAATTAGAGATGTAAAAACTCCAACAAGAGCCAACCCAACAGATGCAGGAATAGACTTTTTTGTTCCAAACGACCAAAAACCTGTTGTATTGAATCCAGGAGATTCTGCATTTATACCATCTGGTATTAAGGTTAACTGTCCTGAAGGATATGCTCTAATAGCATTTAACAAATCTGGCATAGCAGTTAAAAAATCTCTACATGTTGGTGCATGCGTAGTAGACAATGGTTATCAAGGAGAAGTACACATAAATCTAACCAATGTTGGTGATGAAACAAGAGTAATACGTCCAGGAGATAAAATAGTTCAGTTTGTATTATTACCTTTAGGTGACCCATCTGTAGAATTAGTAGATGAAAATAATTTATATGAATCAGTATCTTCAAGAGGTGAAGGTGGGTTTGGTTCATCAGGAACAAAATAAGATATGTGGGAAGTAGAAATTAGTATACCAAAACACAAATGGGAAGTAATGTACCATACATTTGAAAACATAGCAGATCTATCAAAAGAAATAAATTGGATTATGGGACAAGAAGACGACTTAGAAGAAAAGATACCTATGGATTTAATAGAAGGAATAAAAGTATATAAAATATGATAACACTAACAGACAAATTACAGGACAAAAATATAAAAATTGGAATAGATGGATTATCTGGACCTATTTCAAAAAGAATATCTAATCATAATGGCGCATGGGCCCATAAAGTATTAAACCAGTGTATTAACTCTGGGTATACTAATATAAGAATATTAGATAAGGGTGAAAAGCTGCATGAATATGATGCGATAATACTTTACTTAGGTATAAGTTATGAAGGAACACTAAATCTTTTTGGTGGATTAGGAGATGATTTTTGTAAAAAGATGATTCAGTTAGAAAGCTATCCTGGTAAATTATTATGTCTTCAACATGAAATGCCAGATTTAGTAGATATGGTTTCTAAAAGGTTAAAAAACTCATCAACCTCAGCCTTCGCAAAAATAATAGATTTAGAAGAATTACAAAAAGCGATTGATAAAACTGAAAAATTTGATAGAGTAGAAAAAACAACAAAACTATGCTTTGGAGATAGTCATTCATTTTCAATGTATCAACCAGGATATATGACTAGCAGAAATGATGGATTAACTTTATTTTCAATACTAAGAGATGGTGTTAAAGAAAAAATAGTAGAAAAGTCTGGAATAAATACAGATGACCTAACACACCTTACTTTTTACGCAGGTAATATAGATATTAGACATCACCTATGCAGAAGAGAAGATAGAGAAAAAGCTACTAGAGTTATGGTTATATATTTAGCAGACCAACTAAGTAAGTTAAACATACCAAACATTGAAATATCGCATGCTATACCTATTGAGAATGAGAGTAGAAAGCTGCCAAAAACGGGTTATTACAAAGATACTCCTTTTTATGGTTCTTGGCAAGAGAGAACACAATTAGTAAAAATATTTAATGATACAGTTGACAGTGTATGTACCCAGTATGGATGGAAAGCATTATCATGGCCTGAAAATATATTAAATGATAAAAAAGAACTATCATTTGATGCAATGGAAAAACCTCAAAGCGTACATTTAAGTAGAGAATTTTATAGATGGGATATGGAAAATAATTGTGAAAATAAATATCACAAAAGTGTAGTTTTTTCATTCTAACTTAGTATTTATTATGGGAAAATTAAAAGTGAAATAATTTTACCGATTGAAAAAAATTTATTATATTATATAAAAGAAATAAAAAATAAAGGGAATTAAAAATGGCAAAAAACAAAAAAATTAAAGTAGGAATTATAGGAGTAGGTAATTGTGCAAAATCACTTGTAGAAGGCGTGCAATATTATGCTAAACACGTTAAAGCAGAATCTGGAGTAATGAAAACAGATATTGGAGGTTATCTAGCTGGAGACGTAGAATTTGTAGTAGGTTTCGATATTGATGAACGTAAGATTGATTTACCATTAGGTAAAGCATTACAACAAAGACCAAATTCAGCATGGAGTATTGTAGATAATATTGATTCTAAAGCTCCAGTATATGAATCTCCAGTAATTGATGGATATGCAGGGTTAATGGATAATTATCCTGAAGAAAATAGATTCTTAGTTTCTGAAAAGCTAAGAAATTCTACAGATATGAATAGAGTATCTTGGACTAATGCATTAGAAAAAAAATGGAAAACTTCTATTATTAAGAAATTAGAAGAATTAGATGTAGAAGTTCTTGTTAACTATTTACCCGTAGGTTCTCAAAAGACTACAGAATTTTGGGCTGAAATTTGTTTAGAAACTGGAATCTCTTTTGTAAATTGTATTCCAGTATTTATAGCATCTGACCCAGCATGGGAGCAGAGATTTATTGACGCAGGCATTCCATTGATTGGTGATGATATGCGTTCTCAATTTGGAGCAAGTATTTTATCTCAAATGCTACAAGAATTAGCTTTTGAAAGAGGTCACCATGTAAAGGCTCATATTCAAAGAAATGTAGGAGGTAATACTGACTTCTTAAATATGGAAGATAAAACTAGATTGGCTTCAAAAAAGATTTCTAAAGAAAATGTTATTAGAGCTCAAAATGAAATTAGAGACATATCAACTGAAGATTCATTCCTACATGCAGGACCTTCTGAATATATTCCATTCTACGGTGACAACAAAGTTGCAAACTTTAGATTAGAGCTTGAAGGTTTTGGTGGTTCTCCAGTAATACTTGACGCTCAATTAAGTGTTCAAGACAGTCCAAATTCTGCAGGGGTAGTTATAGATGCAATTAGATACTTAAAGGTAGCAAGGGAATTAGGAGTTGTAGGAGCATTAAGAGGACCGTCAGCGTTTACTCAAAAAACTCCACCAGATCAGATGATGTTTTCAGATGCAGTTTATGAATGTACTGAATTAGCTAATAGAAGATTAACAGAATCTACATCAAAGCAAATGAATAAATAATTATGAAAGTTAATGGATTTGATATAGACGGTGTAATTCATTTAGGAAATGGAGTATGTGGAGTAAGACCTGGACCAAATGATGTAATAATAACTGGCAGAAGTTATGAAGAAGAACCAGAAACAAAGGCTTTTCTACATAAACATGGCATAACAAATCATGTTTATTTTAATCCTTTACCATTTGAACAAAAATCAAGAGAAAGTTCTGGAGCACATAAAGCTAAAACACTATCATTCTTAAAACATGAAGAAGGAATAGAAGTTCAGTTTTTCTTTGAAGATGATATAATTCAAAAAGAAGAAATAGAGGAGGCTTGGAACGGAAAGGTTATACACGTGTCTCATGATTTTACTGAAAAAGAAAATGTAAGGCACTTGGAGGATTTAGATGGATAATATTTTAATACAGCTTGGTAGCACTAAAGACAAATTATTACGGAATAGTCTAGACTGGGATGTATTAAAAGACTATGAACATTTTGTAAAGATGGTAAATAGAAGAACACTGTTTCAAAAAGGAATAGTTGACTCATACACTCCATCAGATCCAGCATTAGGATTAGAAGTAGAATATTTTCACCCATCTATAACAGCTGATGATAGAATGGTTTACATAATGGAAAATATTGTCACAATACCAGGGTTAAAATGGCAAAATGTTATTGGTAATACTATTATATCTCACTTTTATGGAGCAAGAGGTGTACACAATATTTTAACAGGAATAGATGATGATAAAAAAGCCCATATAGATTTTATTAAGTTAGGAAAGGAACAAATAGAATTTAAGAAGACTGAAATAGTAGGAGAATATACAAAACACCTTAGAGAATTAGCAGTACAGGCAAAATTAAATAAGCAAAAAGTATGGGGTACAACTGAATTACATACAAGTATTCAGACTGCAGGCAGAAGATTTGTAAATGAGTGGTATTTAGGAAATGCTAGACATGATGATAAGGGTACATGGTCAAATGTTTCTGAGTGGATTGCATCTTGGACACATTTGCCTTCTAGATATAATCCTAATAAGACAGTTATGCAAGGAATGAGAGAAGCAAAGGATTTAAGTGAAGGTTTTGCATATTTGACTGGTGAAAACATGATTGGAGATTATTATGGCTATCACTGCTCTACTTCTAATTCAGTAAATCCTAAATTAAATTTTAGTCATGACTCTAAATTTGTTGCTCCAGGACCAGGTGCAGTAGAAACTTTAGAACTTATGTTTCCAAATTTATCTAAAAAAGATGTACCTTTAGGCGAACGTGTTGTTTGGATAAGGGAAAATCAAAAAGAAATATTGGATATAGAGTTTCACAAAGAGTTGTGGAATTATACTTCTACAAATGGCATAAAAATATTTGAAGATGAACAAAATGAGCTAAAATCTTATGGTACAGAGGTTAGTCTTTGCCAATATTCTGTTTACTGTAGACTTAAAAACAATCCTCACTTAATTAAAAATAGAAAGGTTGCAAGAAGTACACCAAAACCTGTGAAGAAGGTATTGACTGAAAATATTGAAATGGAAGAGGTTCTTGTAGGAGAAACTTGCAAAGTAAAAATGGTTAAAGAAGAAAAACCTTCTTCTAAAATAGTTAAAAAAATAAGTAAGGCAAAAACAAAAAAGATAACTCTTAACCAGTCTGGTGTTGACCTAATAACAAGAATAATGAAGTCTTTAGGAGGAAAAGGTGTATCACACCAACAAGTATTAAAAGTAATAATTTCAGAAGGAGGTCATGGGCTTAGGCTAGATAGTAATTGGAAAGAAAGTTGGGCTATAATGCAAGAAATGGTTAAGGCTGGAATGTTAGAAAAAGAAGGCTCTTCTTACGACTTAAAATAATTGTTAATAACTTTTCTAAAAATAATCACTCAGAATTTTTTTATTTCAAAAAAAATGATTATATTTACTATATAAAAAATAAACTATGGAAAATTTTAAGCTATCACGTATCACGTCAAAATTTGACAGAGGTATATACAAGATATACCAATTTGGTTATGATGATGAAGGTAATTTTGTCACTAAAGTAGATAACTTTAAGGACTACTTTTATTATTCTGCAAAACATATTGACGATATACTAGATATAAAGCAATTTGATTGTACAGATACCACAATATACAATTCTTTGTATGAAGAAGAGGTATATAAGGTTCACTATACTTCCATAAAAATAAGAAATGAAATATCTAAGAAATACCCAGATAGAATATTTGAATGTGACAAAAGTCCAGAATTTAATTTTATATTGGATAAAGGAATAGAATGGTCAAGCCATAGAAATATTATGTATTTTGATATTGAGACTTGGTATGACCCAGAAAATCCAAGAGACAATATGCCCGAAAAGGCAAAACAACCAATAACCTCTTTACAGTGTTATTTGCCAAGTAAAAATAAATATTTTGTATTTGCATGGCACCCAGAACATACAAAAGACTTTGATGAACCTAAAATTATAGATAAAGGAGAATATGTCTTCATACTTTCCAATGATGAAGAAAGCATGATATTAGGATTCATCAACATGGTAAATATGATGAAGGTAGATATAATTAGCGGATGGTATTCTGCAGGTTATGACCTTCCATATATTGTAAATAGGTGTAGAGTTTTAGGATTACCATACCAAAACCTTTCTCCTATAAAAGACGTTTATATTAGAAAGCGTGGTGAATATTGGAAAGTAAACATTAAAGGATTAGACCATATTGATATGATGGAAAGTGTACAAGATATGGGATATAATCTACCAAACTATAAACTAGCAACCGCTGTTAAAGAAATTGTTGGCCAAGAAGGATTGGATAAATTAACAGATGTCACTTGGAAAGATTGGCAAGATAACTTCAAAGGATTTATTGAGTATGGTATTCGTGATGTTGAAATTCTAAAAGAAATAAATGATAAAATAAATGTCTTTGGTTTATATACAACAATTCAAAGTATTGCTAATTTAGATTCTTTAGGATTAGTATTCTATAAGTCAATGATTGTTGATAATTATATACTTAAAGAATTCCATCAAAAACTTATTTTTCCAAAAAGACGACACGGCCAAAAACAACAATACGCAGGAGCTATAGTATTTAATCCAACAGAGCCAGGTGCTCATGATGACGTAACTGTAATGGATTACACTTCACTGTATCCAACTTCGATAATGTCCTTTAATCTTAGTCCAGAAACATTCATAGCATCAGAAAAAGGATGCAAACAAATAGGAATAAATATAGAAGAAGTAGTACAACAATTAAAGGATGACAATATAAACTACATAGATACAGGACACGATGAGAGTTTGTTTGGAGATAGATACCTATTCTATGCACAAGACCATAAATTAGGCTTATTACCTTACGTACTTAAAAAACTTTTCTTAAAACGTGTTGAGATAAATAGAGCACTTAAGGCTGGAGAATATAAGGGTGATGAAGTTGTAGCAATGGAAAAAAGACAGTGGGCTTACAAAATTATATTAAACTCAGCCTATGGTGCAATGGGATTCAGTCAATTTAGACTATACAAACCTGAAGTAGCTGATGCAATTACATATTTTGCAAGACAAGCCTTAAAATTTGCTGTTCTTAAATTTAATGAATATGGCCATAAAACTTTATATGGAGATACGGATTCTATATTTGTTAAGTCTATGGGTAAATCAGCTGAACAAATGGAAAATCAATTAGAAATATATAATGAATCTCTAAAAGAAGACCTTGTAAAAAAATATAACACTGGTTTGCAAGACGAATATATGATGATGGACCTTAAGTTTGAGTATGATATGGAAAAAATATACTTTGGAGATTCTAAGAAAAGATACTATGGTATTATTAGAGATACAGGTAAAAAATATATTAGAGGTATGAATATTATTCGTAAAGATACTCCAGAATTTATGAAAGGAGCAATGAATAAAATTGCAGAATTTGCTGTTAGAGAAAAGTTATCTGTAGACCATTTGATAGCTCTTAGAGATAAATTGGCTTCTGTTAATTACAAAGAAATAGGTATATCGAAATCATTTACTAAAAAGTTTGATGAGTATATTAAAACTATGCCTCAACACGTAAAAGCATCAGTATGGGCCAATGAAAAGTTAGATACTGCAATTAACAATACTGATAATCCATATCTGTTTTATATAAAGAGTCACTGCGAAGAAGATATGAAATCAAGAGATAGGCAGACAGCAATATGTCTCAACGAAGAAGACTTAAAACTTATAGAAACAAGAAAAGACATATTCGAAATAGATTACGAAACATTTTTTAAGAAACAAGTGTTAGACCAGCTTAAAGAATTTAATAAAATAGAAAGTGTCAAAAATATATTGGATGAATATAAAGAAATAATCAAAGAAAAAGTATAAGATAAAGTATTAGAATTATATTTATATATAGTAAACAGTTATGAACAAAACAATAAATGGAGGTTATATTATGATTGAACCAATCAGAGGAAAAGTAGCAATTAAACCAGTAGATCCAGAAGAAATGACTTCAGGTGGAGTTATTATGCCTGATATTTCTCAAGAAGGAGTTAGCCAAGGAATAATAGAGGCTGTAGGACCAGCTGACGCAGTAAGTGGACAGTTTCTTGACCCTCAATGTAGAGTAGGAGATTTAGTTGCATATCCTAAAAGAGCAGCATATACAATGGAACTAGGAGAAGAAGAGCTTTTGGTTTGTAATGAAAGAGATTTATTTTGTATTATTAAGAGAGGAGATAAATAGTTATGGCAAAAGAACTAGAATTTAATGAACCTGCTAGAAAGGGAATAAATGCTGGAGTTGAACAATTGGCTCAGGCTGTAAAATCAACATTAGGACCTAGAGGTAGAAATGTTGTTATTGAAAAAGAATACGGAGAATACCATTCAACAAAGGATGGCGTTACAGTAGCTAAAGAGGTAGAGCTAGAAAACCCTTTAGAAAATGCAGGGGCTCAAATAGTAAAAGAGGTTTCTCAACAAACAAATGACGAAGCCGGTGATGGAACAACTACGGCTACAGTGTTAGCTTCTGAAATAATTAGAGAAGGATTTAGAAAGATAGAATCTGGAGCCCATCCAATTGAATTGAAAAGAGGTATAGATAAAGCAGTAAAATCAGTTGTAAGTTCACTAAGAAATATAAGTAAAGAAATTTCAACTGAAGACGATATTAAAAATGTTGCAACAATAAGCGCAAATAATGATGAAGAAGTAGGTAATTTAATTTCGCAAGCAATTGAGAAAGTTGGTAGAGAAGGAGTAGTCACTGTAGAAGAATCTCAAACAGGCGATACAAGATTAGAAGTTGTTGAAGGAATGCAATTTGAATCTAAATATTTATCTCCATATTTTGTGACCAATAATAATACAATGCAGGTTGAAATGGAAAACCCATGGATATTATTATACGATAAAAAAATTACTTCTATAAAGGAAATAGTTAAAGTATTAGAAGCAGCAATCCAAGCAGATCAACAATTACTTATTGTGGCTGAAGACGTGGATGGTGAAGCTCTTGCTGGACTTATTGTAAATAAAATGAGAGGAACTTGTAAGGTTGCAGCTGTTAAAGCTCCAGGATTTGGTGAAAAGAGAAATCAATATCTAGAAGATATTGCAGCTCTAACAGGAGGAACGGTTGTATCTTATCAAAGAGGAATGAGACTAGATAAAATAACTAGTGAAGTATTTGGAACAGCATCAACAGTAACCATTGGTAGTAAATATACTACTATAGTAGATGGAGCAGGTACTCAAGAAGGAATAGAATCTCGTATAAATGCAATAAAATTTGATATAGATAACGCAACTTCTAATTACGATAAAGAACAATGTCAAGAAAGATTAGCTAAACTCGCAGGCGGAGTTGCTATACTAAGAATAGGTTCTCAATCAGAAATTGAAATGAAAGAAAAGAAAGATAGAGTAGAAGATGCACTAAATGCTACAAGAGCTGCACTAGATGAAGGTATTGTTCCTGGAGGTGGTATAGCCTTGATGAGATGTTTAGATTTAGACTTATCATTAGAAAATGATGACCAAAAATCAGGCGCAGATATAGTACTTAAAGCAGCTAGGGCTCCATTCAAATGTATAATGGAAAATTCAGGATTAAATCCTGAGGTAATTTGGGAAAAGGTAAAGGATTCAGAGCAAAACAATGGATTTGATGCCAGAAGAGAACAAGTTGTAAATATGTTTGATGCTGGAATTATTGACCCTACTAAAGTGACTAGAGTGGCACTTGAAAAAGCTGCATCGGTAGCAGGAACACTATTAACAACCGAATGCGTAATAACTAAAAATCCAGAAGAGGCTGGAAAAGAACCATCAATGGCTGGTGGTGGCTTCGGTATGATGTAAGGAGAAACTAAATGAAAGTAGTAAAAGGAAAAGGAAACAATTCAAATAATGAAGATTTCAAAGCAAAGTTATCTCGTAATCTTGAAGGATTAAAACTAAAAGACTTAGATGACGTGGTATGTTCAGAATGTGGCAATCCAACATTTATACAGGTTCATTTATTAAGAAAAATTTCTGCAGTTATGTCTCCAAATGGAAAGGGAGGATTTTTACCGGTTCCAATATTTCAATGCGCAAATTGTGGCCACATAAATGAAGAGCTAATGCCTAGAGAATCTACTGACTAAAGTGTAAAAATATGAGCAAAATAGAAGATGCTGTATGTAAAAAGATACAGGATAGAGCAAGAGTAGGAAAAGAAAAATATGGAGTAACCATGGAAAGGGATGACCTAAACTTCAAAGAATGGATGACCCACCTCCAAGAAGAGCTCATGGATGCAATAGTTTATATCGAAAAAGTTATTAACAATAAAGATTCTGGTGAAAAATAAATCACCAGAATTTTTTTATATCGTGTATTTTTATTATATTTAATATATGCAATTAAAAACACCATACGACTTTGCTGTCAAAGCAAGAAAGATGGGTAAGAAAACTATTTCTTATTCCCAGATAAGTACATACACCAATTGTCCTCACCAATGGAAACTTGAAAAAATAGATAAACAATCTAGATTCGAGCCAAACATGTTTCTTGTATTCGGTACAGCCTTTCATGAAACTTTACAGTTTTATTTAGATACAATGTACAAAGAAACTGCCGTTGCTGCAGACAGGATTGACCTAAATAAGTTATTAAAGGATAATATGTCTAGCGAATATAAAAAAAGGTTAGAAGAAACAGAAGGCAAACACTTCAGTTGCCAAGAAGAAATGGCAGACTTTTATTCAGACGGCGTAGCAATATTAGAATGGTTCAAAAAGAAAAGAGGTGCATACTTTTCAAAAAAATATACTGAATTAGTTGGAATAGAGATGCCAATATTTAGTGAAGTTGAGTATAATAAAAATATAATGTTTATGGGTTTCATGGACCTAGTAATGAAAGAACATGATACGATAAAAATCATAGATATTAAAACTTCATTTATGGGGTGGAAAGATAAAAAGAAAAAGAAGGAAGGTAATCAACTAAGGCTATATAAAAAATATTTTGCAGAGCAATATGGAACAGATATAAAAAATATAGAAGTAGAATATTTTATAGTTAAAAGAAAGCTATACGAAAATTGTGATTTTCCCCAAAAAAGAATACAACAATACAGACCATCAGCTGGCAAGCCTTCTATAAATAAGGTTGATAAGTTGTTAAAGGCTTTTGTTGAAAACGTGTTCAATCCTGATGGATCGTATAATAAAGAAGGTGATTATCCAGCTTATAAAAATGATTGTACATATTGTCCGTTTAAGAAAGAACACGACTTGTGTCCACCAAAAAGTAGAGTATTAAAACCGTGTTAGAACTATTTTTGGCAAG